AATTACAACTTTGAACATTTCAAACGCAATCAATCGAATGCAATGTTGATGACCCTTTATGACACATGGGTTTTGCACGAAAACAAAAATCTGGACAACTATGAGATCCACTCGTGGACACCCGTTGATCACACAACAATTCCAAGTGCAGTCGCTCAGTGGGTAATGAAAGACAATGTTCACCCGATAGCAATGGCACCTGACGGGCAACGCCAAATGAAAGCCATCGGCATTGAAAGCGACTACATTCCACACATGGTTGACACGAAAACATTCAAGCCAGGACAGAAAGTGGACGGCGTATCTGGCAAGGAGTTTTTGCGTTCCAAAGATGGGGATTTTATTTTCGGCATGGTTGCAGCAAACAAGGCGAACTCGGGGATGGTTCACCGTAAAGCTCTAGCGGAAAACATTTTGGCTTTTGGGTATCACATCAAAAAACATCCAAACAGTTACTTGTATTTGCACATGGAAGCTACCCGTAGCATGCAAGGTTTTGATGTCACCCGATTGTTGAAAGTCAACAACATACCGCCTGAGCGAGTGATCTTCCCTGACCCAATGCGCTTGCGTTATGGGTTCACCGATACGGAAATGGCAGCAATTTATGACGGCATAGATTGTTTGCTTGCCCCTAGTTATGGTGAAGGGTTTCAAGTTCCACTGATTGAACATCAAGCAGTTGGCGGTGTTCAAATAGCATCGAAATACACAGCGCCACAAGATCTTGTTGGGCAGGATTCGTACTTAGTGGATGGGCAAGTGTTCTGGGATGAAAAACAAGGTGCATATTATCAAATCCCTTTTATTGCTCAAATTGTCGAAGCAATGGAACAGGCCGTTGATCGACAGGGGAAATCAGATGCTAATCTTGAATTTGCACAGCAATTTGACACCGATAGGGTTTGGCAACAAATGTGGGTGCCATACCTAAGCAAACACATGAACTAGAATTGAAACATGGCAATCACAAACGGCTACATTGAACTTTCATTACTGAAATCCAGTTTGCAGATCGATGATGACATCGACAATGCTTTCTTGGAACTTGCGATTGAATCTGCATCTAGACAGATTGATCAATATTGCGAGCGTGTTTTTTACGAAACCACTGAAAGCCGAATCTATGTCCCCCGTGATAATTATGTTCTTGAAATCGATGATGCCACATCGATCACAGCCGTAAAAACATCATCGGATGCTGACGGATCTTTCGACATCACTTGGCAAGAAAAGGATTACCAATTGGAGCCTTTGAATTCCATTGCAGGCGGCATCCCTACGCCGTTCACGCAAATCCGTGCCGTGGATGATTATCTGTGGGTTTTGGACGGTGGTGAAGCCACAGCGGAAATCACTGGGACTTTTGGATTCACTCCCGTTCCGACCGCCATCAAGCAAGCAACATTGATTCTTTCTTCCCGTTTGTTTGAACGCAGGAATAGCCCATTGGGCATCGCCGGATTCTCCGAGCTTGGTGCCGTAAGGGTTAGCCGTTTTGATAGCGACATTTCAAACTTGATCGATCCCTATCGCAAAGTGAGAATGGCTTGACAATCACCGCAATGAGGGAAGGCATCGAAGCCAACCTTGAAACAATCACGGGGCTTCGTGGTTATTCAGAGATTCCTGAAAATCCAAGCGTGCCAGCTGCGGTAGTTGGATTGGAATCAATCGAATACGATCAGTCTTTCCAAAGGGGATTGGTTCTATACCGATTCAATGTGATGGTTATTGTGGGACGGTTCAGCAGTAGATCAACGCAGCAAAAGCTGAATGACTTTGCAGACAACAGCGGAAACGAATCGATCAAACTTGCAATCGAATCAGACAAGACTTTGGGAGGCAGTGCGTTTGATGTTCGTGTTGAATCGATGAACAGCATATCTGCATTAGACTTGAATGACGGAAACAACTACATATCAATGGAGTTTTCCGTAACCGTTTACGCAAACTAAAAGGAGAAACATCGTGGCAAAATTCGTGACCACAGACTATTCCGTATCACTAGGAACAGCCGACTTCAGCTCATCCATCGCTGCCGTCACCCTAGAGATCACAACTGATGAGCAAGAAACTACAGCGTTCGGAGACTCAGCCCGAACTAGAATAGCCGGATTGAAAGATGCAAGCTTGACAATTGATTGGCATCAAGATTTCGGGGCAGACAGCGTGGATGCCACACTGTTCCCACTTTTGGGATCTGCCATCGACTTCACAATCCTGCCCCAGGGCGGAACTGTTTCAGCGACTAACCCTAGCTACTCGGGCACAGCGATTGTGACACAGTACAGCCCTCTGGATTCCAGTGTGGGCGACCTAGCCACATTTTCGATTACTTGGCCTGTATCGGGCGAGGTCACACGAGCTACCGCATAACAGAAAGATAAGCAATGAACATCAACCTCCACATCAAGTTCACAGACAAAACAGAAAAGACAGTCACAGCCACCGCAGCCGATTTGGTCGCATTCGAAACTAAGTTTGATTTGAGTGTTGCCCGATTGGAAAAAGAGGTGAAGCTGACTCACTTGCTATTCATTGCTTGGAATTCCGAAAAGCGAACCAAGCAAACCGAATTGGAGTGGGAAGCATGGACGGAAACAGTCGAGTCGATCGAGGCAACTGATTCAAAAAAATAGTTGGGCTAGGTGACCAAAGCCAACATTGGTATGTCGCTTGGATAGCCTGCGAAACTGGGATCAGTCCACGGGAGCTTCTCGAATTGGATACTCGAATGCTTTGGACACTTGGCAGATATTTGGTTCACAAGAATCAAGCAATGCAGCCCCAAAAGCGTAAGCGGTGACCCTCCCTTCGGGGAGGGTTTTCCTTTAGGTAGAATTGAATAGTTAGGAGATGCATTGCTCAACTTTTCAAAACAAACAAAGCTCACAGGCGTTCGTGAAGCCGTCCGTGCTTTGAACAATGTTGACAAGGGCATCGTTCGTGAATTGCGTAAAGACTTGAAAGGAAGCTTGGTAGGCACGGCAAAACAAATTGCCGGACAGGTTTCCAAAGATCCACCGCTAAGCGGAATGAACCGTGGTCGATTCAAATGGACTGGAGCACAGGGAAGCGTTTCTTTTACGCCAGGAAAAATCCGCCGTGGACAAGACACACATCCGCTTGTGTCGATTCGATTGACTGGTGTTGGCAAGAGCCCTGGCTTTGACTTGGGCGAAATCGCTGGAAGCCGTGGGCTACGTTATTCCAAGAACAAGAAAAAGGGTCGAGCATTGATCCGCAATTTGAACGCCGAAGCACCGTTTGGCAATTACAAAGCTGGACGATTTGCATACGGATATTTCCTGAGACAGCGTGATCAAATGCAAAAGATTTCGGTGAGCATCATTGATGGGTTTGCCAAAAAGTTCAATCAAAAGGTTAGGCGTAAATAATGGCAATCAATTACCCAGTCATTTTCAAATTTGATAACAAGGGAATCAAGCAAGCCACTAGCTCGCTAAAAAAGTTTTCTAAGTTTGCCACGGGTGTTGCAGCTGGTGCTACCACCGCCGTGGCTGGAATCGCTACCGCTGGTATTCGTGAGTTTGCCAAGTTCGACTCTGCACTGAATCAATCGATCTCCATCATGGGAGATGTGTCGGACTCGCTTCGAAACGATATGGCGGAAACGGCAAGGGAGGTTGCCAAGTCGACCACATTCAGTGCCGAACAAGCTGCGGAATCATTCTTCTTCCTAGCCAGTGCTGGTTTGGATGCCGAACAGTCTGTTGCAGCAATGCCACAGGTCGCAAAGTTTGCTCAGGCCGGAATGTTCGACATGGCAACAGCAACGGACTTGGCTACCGATGCGCAGTCCGCTTTGGGGCTTGCTAGTGATGACTCACAGGAAAACCTAGCGAACCTAACCCGTGTCACAGATGTATTCGTGAAAGCCAACACACTGGCGAACACATCCGTGGAGCAACTAGCCACAGCGTTCACAACCAAAGCTGGTACTGCGCTGAAAACAGTTGGAAAAGATGTTGAGTCTGGAGCTGCAGCATTAGCAGTCTTTGCAGATCAGGGTATCAAGGGCGAGCGAGCTGGAACGCTTTTGACCAACACCATATTTGGTTTGACAGATCGTGTCGGTGCCGTTCCTGAAAAGTTCGACAAGCTTGGGGTTTCAGTCTTTGATGCCGAAGGTAACATGCGTGACTTTGCATCGATCGCTGATGACTTTGGATCGGCACTTGGTTCAATGTCAACAGAACAGCAGGTGGCTACACTTCGACAGTTGGGCTTCACGAAACAATCTCGTGAAGGTTTGCTTGCTTTGCAGGGGCAGGGTGACGCTCTTCGTGAATACGAAACGGCATTGCGTGAAGCTGGTGGGACGGCAGACGAAGTTGCAAACAATCAGTTGCAAACCGCTGCAGCCCAATTCGAACTTCTAAAGTCAAACATTCAGGATGCAGGTATCACAATCGGGGCTGCATTGACTCCAGTGATCTTGACACTAGTTGATTCTTTGGTTCCCTTGATCGAACAAGCGATGCCAAGCATCACCGCAGCATTCGAAGGTCTAATCCCCGTGATTGAAATGGTAATTGGTTTCTTGCCAGACATCATCAACCTGTTTACGGGATTGTTCCCGATACTCGTTTCGATCGTTGAAATAGTTTTCAATCTGGCACAGATGGCATTGCCTGCTTTGATGAGCATATTCACATCGCTCACTCCAATTGTTATGCAGATCCTTCCGCTGTTCGAAACATTTTTGACCCAACTGTTAGAACCGTTGATTCCTGTCATTTTGCAAACGATAGAAGCATTCATCCCATTGATCGAACAGGTTTTGCCAATACTGAATGAATTGATGATCGCTTTGCTACCGCTTGTCACCGAATTGCTTACTGATATCCCTATAATTCTTCAAATCATTCAAGCCTTCCTGCCGTTATTGAGTGCCGTCCTGCCAGTTCTAATTGCAATATTGAAAGATGGTGTGATCCCGATTATCAAAACGCTCGCTGGAACCTTTACAGAAGTTTTAGCACACGCTATTGATTTCATAACAACCCACATCACAACATTCACTGGATTCGTGGAAGTCGCCGCAGGAATGTTCTTAGAAGCTTGGCAAGCGATAGTAACGCCGTTCAAAAACATCTTCAATGGGATCTTAGGAACATTCGAAGGTTTCGTGAACTTCATCATCGATGGTGTGAACAGCGTGATTCGAGCTATCCGTTCCATCCGTGTAACAATCCCAGCATTCCCACCATTTTTCGGTGGAGCAACAATCGCTGCACCATACATCCCCGAAGTTAGCCGAATCAACATCCCAAGGCTCGCTGAAGGTGGAATCGTTATGCCCCAACCTGGCGGAGTGTTTGCAAACTTAGCCGAGGCCGGACAGCCAGAGGCGGTGATTCCGCTCGACCGCATGGGGGACATGGGTAGCACTTACAACATCAATGTCAATGCAGGTGTCGGCACTGACCCAGTATCTGTTGGACGGGCAGTGGTGGATGCCATCAAACGCTACGAGTCAACCAGCGGAAAGGTGTTTGCTTCCGCATGAGTGTCAAGGTCGAATTAGGTTTCACCGAGTCGGGTTCATCCGTTCCATTTTTCACGCTAGGCAATGAGCGATTGGGAACGCTAAACAACACAGAAGGATTGCTTGGCGGTGGGCAGATCTTGGTTGAAGTCAGCGAGTATGTTAGGGGCGTTGATTACAATCGAGGAAAGTCGAGGGAACTAGAAAGATTTCAAGCTGGACAATGCACGGTGTCTTTCAATAACAGCCAAAGAGTTTTTGACCCGACTTTTGAAGCATCACCGTTCTTCGGTCAGATTGAACCAAGGAGA